TTTACGGGGACATTTTATATGCCCCTGAAGCTTGACTATATGGGCAAAATATGCCATTTACGAGAGCTATTGACAAATCCTGGAATATATGCATCATATGGTGCAAAGTGGAGGATTATGGAGAGTTGTGGATATTCGTCCAATTACATGTATATACTCTATCTATTTAAATAGTAGTATTTAGTATCTAATTAGTAGTATTTGTATTGAGAGATATCCTATAGAAATAGGCTTAAAAGGCTCTATATGGCTATTAGAGAGGTGTTTAAATGCGGGGGGATATAGGAGTTAAAGACCATTTGCTGTAATATCTACAGCTATCTTTGGTCAAGGATAGATATCATTGCTATAGGGGAATATCGTTTATAGGCTCTTTGGACCAATGTATATATGATCTAATATAGACTATTGCATAGGCTATTGCTGAGAATATGAATCCATATTGACTAGTTATTAATGCATATGCTATCCATAGTACTTCATTGAATAGTAATACCCACCATCCCCATTTGTCCTTCCGCCCCACGAAAAATATTCCTGCAACACCTATAATAGCTAATATCCATGACCACATCATAATTTCATTATAGCATATCTATATAATCCTAGTCAACTAAGATATTAGTCATGAAGTATGGCTTGATTCATCCATATCTCTCCATCATCGTTTATGGAGTATCTCATGATCATATTGCCATTACATTTGAGACATTTAGGGATATAGTTTATCTGCCTTGATAGCTCTAGATTCATTACTGACTTATCTGACATACATATAAAGTTATAGGTATATAGGGGATGAGTATCATCCAAGGGGTTCTCTCCCGCCGACGATTTCACTAATTGGGACCTATATTATAGGATATGAGTATATTTACCATAGTTCATCTGTAGAGTATTCTTTACCCTCTTTGCCAGTCTTATGCTTACCGTATCTATTTGGATCCGCCAAGATCTGATGCTCTAGGTCATCTGGGATATTGTGACCAATAATTCTATGTTGTAGTATATGGACTAATAAACTCTCATCGTCATGTATAGCTTCAGATGCTGAGAATAGGGTATATTCATCCTCTGGTTGAACCAAGAAGCATGCTGAGCATTCTATCCATCCGCCTACATGGGGATAGATATAAATATCATAATCTGAGAATCTAGCGTATGCCATAGTTATTCTATATTATACTCTATTTGATTATCTATAGTTCCAGAGCTTTCTTCTACGAATCCGTTTTCTCTATCAAATAGGATATAGTCTAGGGTTACGATATCAAATGTCTCTTTAAATATTGATATTACTTTATCTAGTTCTAGTTGACCACAGGTATATAGATCAAACTGAATTAATCCTGGTCTTACTTCATCCCAGATATGAAAGGCTATATGGCTTGTCTCTATCATTACAATTCCTGTTAGCCCTCGATTGCCTTCAACATTTACATATGATGCGAATGGGCCTTTAATTATCTTCATGTCGATCTTGTCGACTAGGTTAGTTAAGAACTCAATGCCTTGAGCTTCCGATTTTACTGGATTACTTATCTTTGCATTTACTAACAGATGCTTGTGGTATATCATTAGTTGCTTTCCTTTTTCCATTGGTCTTCCCATAATCCCATGAGAGACTCATTACCGATATCATCAAAGTAATATCTTTTATTAGAAGGGCTATAGGTCCATCCATACCACCTATTTCCTTCAGACCAAGTAAGGTTGGACGGATGCTCTTTGTCATGATCGACCATTGCCTTGGTTACAGATTGATACAGCATTACTTCATCAAAGATAGACTCTCTTAGTGAGTCCCATCTGAATATTCTATTAACTAACCAATTAATCATAATTTACCCTATTCTGCTATTTGTCTAGGAATCATTGCGGTGCATCTTTTACAGTAATCATAGGTTGAACCAGTATATGGACATGCCCCAACTTCTTTTAGGATATGACCCTTATATCTGCATTTCAGTCTATTAAACATGTTCTCTCTTCCGCCGCACTTTTCGCTTTCACTATATGGTCTTAATGACCAGTTAATGATCTCCATATGTATGTAGTTAGTTCTACAACATAGTATCCGCCAAATATATTTAACGCTATATTTGATAGCACATTAATGACTGCATAGCCATCAGCTTTTTTTTCTACCTCTGTTAATACGTCTAATCTGGCCACTTTAAATCACCCTTTTCTGAAAATACTAAGCCTAGGGAATCCCCAGGAGTTAAGTATACCTCAGAAACACCTTTTTGTGCCCAACCCCATTTTGGAAATAAATTGGTAGCACTCATTTTATTCTTAATTATAAATGCCCAGAAAGCATCTTCTGGTGGCATTACTAAGCAAGACTCTTTATCGGATCCTGGAAGGTTATTTACTCTGCAGACTACGGCTAGGCCATACTTGTCTGTACCAGCTAATTCAATGTCTGTCTTGGCTAGGATATTCAAGGCCGTATCTTGTCCAGATACTGGTATACATTTAGAAAGCTTTGATCCCTTATCCAAAGAGGCAAAGTCTACGTAGACATTCACACAATCTGGACTTGGTTTAACTGAGAAGAATACTCCTCCAGCCACAACCAATATAATGGCTGCTAATATACGTTTAGTTTTCATGATTAGGTACCCATAACTTTTCTTTATCTTTGTTGTGGTATCGTGCCATAACAAACAATAGATCAGATAATCTATTTAGGTAAACTGGTATGTTTCGATTAATTTTAAATTCATCATTGTTTTCGTGTATCTCTATTGCCAACCAAACATCTCTTTCGGCACGTCTTACAATAGTTCTAGCATTATGTAGAGAACCTGTAGGAAGAACAAATGAGTTTAAAGGCTCTAGGTGCTCATTATAGTCATCTATAACGTTTTCTAAATACTTTATTCTTTTATCTGATATAGTCATAGATTTTGATCCAGCTAAGTCTGCCCCAAGGTCAAAGAGATCGTTTTGTATTCTTTCAATTATGTCGTTATAATATTCTGTTGCCATTCCAATTGCAGAGTTTGCTTCATCTACGGATCCTATAGCTTGAATAATAGGACTTATCTTGCTTGTACGAACATTATTAGCCAATGATGTTCCGCCATCGTCTCCAGTTTTTGTATAGATTCTAGTTAAATGAATAGACATGAATACCTATTTTTCTACTTTTATGGCTAATATATTTTTAGCATTTATAAGTAGATACTTTGTGTTATCTTCATCTTCTATATCAGTTCCGCTATGGTCTTGATAGAATACGGTATCACCTATATCTATTCCATTAACAGGAATAAGATCGCCTTTATAGTTATATTCTCCATCGCCAATGTCTATCACTTTTCCACTCTTAGGGCCAACATCTGCAAAAGCTGCTGAGATAACTAATCCGCTTGTGGTTTTCTTATCTGTTACTTCATTTTCTTTAACTAAAAGCATTGCACCAATTGGCTTAATCATTATTTACTCTTCTGTGGTTTTTGAGTATAAGGGCCAAGGTCAGCCTTTACTGTTCCGTCTTTTCTAATTCTTACTATGCGACCATTTTTTATAACAGTTGTATTCATAGGCACTTTTGGCTTAGGGCCATTTTTTCCCATTATTTATCCATCCTTATCCATTTTCCATATTTAGTAACTACATTAGATCCAATATACTCTTGGCCAGTTTCTAAATCTATAAGCTTCCATTTTCCTGGAGCTTTTGTATGTATTGTTAAGTCTACAGGCTTATCTGTTTCTTCAACTTCTGATCCGTCAATTAACTTTCTCATCCAACTTCAACCTGTATTGGCTCACTTGTATGAATATCAAACATCGCTGCTACTGCTACAGCCTCTGCTGCAATCTCCTGAGCCTCTTCAATGCTATTCCATGACTGACCAGCCATATACCCTATAGCAAGGTCCTTGCCGCTTCCAGAAGCGTACATTCTGTACTGTGATCTACTTATTGACATATCTGATCCAATATCAAAAAGCTCACCATTTACAGAAACTATAAAATTAAACTCAGACTCTTTATCTTTCCAGTCATATCCAAATTTATCAAATGCTTTTATCATTGATGGAATCATTTTTGCAACAACCCAAGTCTGAGGGTCTCCAGACATTCTAGGTGGTTTCCAGTTATAAGTTACTATATCGCCAGGTCTTGCATCTCCACGAAGACCAATTAAAATATTATTAAATCTAATAATCTTTGGTGTATCTGGACTAATTATCTTAGAGCTTTCATCTGTTATCTGGCTATCTGCAGCCATGACAGTCCAGCCTTCACCCTGAATTCCAACAATGGTAGTCAAATCTATCCCTATCTCTTATTACTATTATAGTATTTATTAATAGTTTCGTCAATAGAAAACCCCCTTTTTCTGGGGGTTCTCTATGCTTAATTTTTAATTAAACTTTTTTTGGCTTAGTCTTTTTAGGGCCATATGTAGTTTCTCTACGTATGCCATGCTTGTTTTGATCAATTTTTGTAGGGGGTCTTGGACCAGAGTGAAATTTACCTTGAGAAGGTTTCTTTCTTCCTACTTCTTGAGATGTTACTGCACCTGATGGCTCGCTGTTAGGCGGAGTATCCATACCAGTTCCGTTATCACTCATTAATAAAACTTTCTCTCTGTTCTGAAGTTGCTGTCATGTTTAAAGTTAATCCAGCTTCCCCATCTCTTGACGCATCAAGGATTCCTCCTGGAATATTAGCGATTCCAGATTCGCTTCCTACTGATTCACATCCACATTCAATACACATTTTATCTCCTTAGTTATACTTTGTACTTAGCTTGGTAACAATCTCCACAAACTTGTATAAATTTTGTTTCTGTAGAGGTAAGCTTTTCAGCTTTATTGCTACAATCAGGCATTTCGCACTTATCTTCTATTGCAATCATTAACGCTTTTTAGTAGCCTTTTTTGTACTCTTCTTAGTTGTCTTCTTTGCAGTAGACTTCTTTACTGGCTTCTTTTTTGTTGTTTTCTTTACTGGCTTCTTTGAAGTTTTCTTAACAGCTTTCTTTACAGTTTTTACTGTTGGTTCCCAAGCAAATGCTGGAACTTCTTCAACAAGACCTAGGGCCTGCTTAATCTTTTTAAACACTTAACTTCTCTTTTCTATTTTTCTAACGATGTATCTAATAACTTCGTTAGGTTTCCACTCGTAAGGTAATTCTAGTCCTGAAACCTCTAGAGATATTTTATTTCTAAAATGCTCTTCCATGTTATCGTAAAACATTTCTTTTGAGGATCCGTCCATGTCTTCAACTACCATATACCTATTCTATCATTTAATAAATAAAGGGGCAAGGTTTCCCCTGCCCCTTATTTACATAAATTACTTCCTGGCTAGAATAAGCTTTTGTAAGGCTTGAATCTGCTTGTTAATTGAAGCAATTAAAGAAACGATTGCCTTTAGGACGTCAGCATTTGTAACTGCTCCTGAGTCGGCAATAGAATATGAAACTGTTTTTGCAGAATCAGTTGATACGTATGCTGGAAGGTCTACGATCATATTAAATGACCCAGATGTATTTCCAACGGTAAACTTGATTACTCTAGTACCAGCAGTATCAAATACGTCTCCTGATGATGGGGCAGTTACTGGTGTTAATTGACCACCTGAAATTGCTACTCCAGCACCTAGTGTTGCACCAGCATAAACCTTAGCACCATTAATATCTGTTGCTGAGATTGTTAGTGTTGCAATTTCCCCTGCTTTGTAAGATGACTTATCAAGTGAGGCTGTGTATTTGTTTACTCCACCAGCACAAGCTGCAACAAAGTCATTTGAATAAATTGTTGTAGCATCTGAGCGTGTGAACTGTAAACGAATTGTTGCTGATCCTGATGTTGATGCACATGTCCAGCCACCAGTTTGTACTGCAGTTGCTGATGAAGCTCCTGCTACTGAAACTGATGTAACTTGAGATGTATACTTTGTGGTATCAGCAGTTGGAGTTACTCCAGCTAATTGATTTCCAGCAGAATCCTTAACAACAAAGTCATATGTACCTGTTCTAGTTCCATTTGACTGTGCGATATCTACACCAGAAACTACAATTGCATCAGCACGACCAGTAAATGTCACTGTCTTTGTGACAAAAACTACGTTGTTGTATGATACTGTAATTGTTGTTGTTACTGGCTTGTTCTCGTTAGCAGTTCCCTGCTTTACGTAAAGAACTCCACCAGTACCTGTTTTAGCGGCAAATGATGCCTGAACTGATGGTGATGCGTCCCAAGCAACAATTGCGCCATTGCTTGCATTTGCTTGCAATACGCCGTTTGTTGACATTGTTTGTGCCCATCCATCTCGTGCCAAAACATTTACGTAGGCTGTTCCATCATTTACTACAGTTGTTGAACCAGCAACATCTGCAGAAGATGTTAATGTTCCCTGTGTAGATGAATCCTGAACACGACCTAGTGAGTCTGATACAGATAAAATGTCTGTCTTTGCAGTTGTTCCTGCATAAATTGTTTTAATATCAATTACAGAAACGGCTGATCCAACCTTTTTCTTTTGTGTAATTGTAATTGTTCCTGCTCCAGTAACGTTAACCAATACTGGTGAAGGAAGATTTACCGCAGTTGATGTTGCTGCTGTAAATGTAAATGTCTTACCAAGATTGGTAAGTGCTAGTGTTGCTGCATTGCTTCCTGCTGCTGTAAAAGCACCAAAGATAGCTGGTCCAGCAATTTCTAGCGAAACGTTATCATCTGCTGTTGAAGCAAGGGTGTCTGAAGTTGTTAATGCAATAGTTGAATTAACACCAGCTTCTGCCTTGTCAGCATCAGAAGATAAAACGGTTACGCCACGAGCACCATTAGCTAGTGTAGAGGATAGTTCGTATCCACCACTTACTGCTGCAGAGGCCTGCGGAATTGCAACCAAAAACGTGCTCGATACGGCTGCAGCCATAATTAGAGCAATTTTTTTAAATGAACTCATTTATTTTTTCTCCTTTTTCTTTCTGTCTCTTAATGAGCACAGAAACCTATTTTGTATATATATCTCGCCATTGTGAAGGAGAATGGTTCTCCTCAACGGCTTCTTTCATTTCTTTATCGTCATATAATCTAACAACATGAATACATTCATCTTCTAAATCATATTCCGCCTCTGATAAAGGTAGTCCGTCGTGTGTATTACAAACTGGTGGTCCGCACCAGCCTTTTTTAATACCAAACGACATCCATTCATCAAAATCTAAATCCATTGCTTAAGCCTTTCAATCAGCTTATGCCTTGGCATTGCTCCAGTCACTCTATCTACTACTGAACCATTTTCAATAACTAATATTGTTGGTATTCCAGTAACATTAAATCCTTCTGAAGATTTTGGGTTTTCATCTGAATTAATCTTAAATAAATTTAAAGATTTTTCTTCTTTAATTTCAGATACAATCGGAGAAAACCTCTTACAGGGTCCGCACCACTCTGCCCAAAAATAAAGGAATAAACGGCTATTGCTATTCATCGCTTCCTGAAGAGTGTTATCAGTTAGTATCATTTAGCCACCTTATGTGCTGGCCAATAGTAACTGCATGACTCGCAACAAGTATACCCTAGTTCACGATAGTCCGCAAACTCTTGATAGAACCAGTAGTGTTCTGGATCTTTTTCAAACAATCTTCCCTTATGTGTGTAATGAAGTTTTTCCTTACCAAGCCACCAGGGTTTTTCTGTGTCTATTCCCAGGAAATTATCTTCATACACACGATCAAATTCTTCCGAAGTATTATCTTTGTATCCTCTTAAAAAAACTTCTTTTAGAATAGCTTCGTTGTACAAAAATAGCCAGTCTTCGTGACCCTTCCACATTTTAACTGCTGGATGATTTGACCATGCCCCACTACTATAAAGTCCTGCTAGAGACTTTAATATTTGTAAATTTTCTATACGCTGTTTCATTAAACGTTTACGATCTAAGTTCTTTGCTGTTTCGGCAAAGTCCGCCTCTGGTAAAAATGTTTGCATGATACCTATTCTACTAAATAATAGCTGGCTAGTCAACACTAGCCAGCCTCTTTATTTATCTTTTAATTCTTCTGCTGCTGCATTAAATTTATCCATAAACCTTTGGATAATAAATAATGTTGTTTCTTTTGAATTTAATCCAATAGCCTTCGA